GGCCAACATAATGGAATTATTACAATTTCCATCATGAATACGTTGACTCAATCTCAAGAGACAACGGAACCGGTTTATATCAATGTGTGGACATCGTTTTCAAATTTGGAGGTGTGGTGTCCCGATTCAAATGGGTTCAATTTGTATACCCCATTTCAGGACGCTCCAACTAATCTTGTTGCTCAAGCAGGAGAAGTCAATGCAGCTGACATCGAACAAGAGGACCCAAATCCTCCTGTGGAAGTTGATGCTGATGATGCTATGGGTGGTGATATTGAATTGGCAGAAGCCTCCTTCTTGCATGGTGATCCCATTAGTTCTTTCAGAACTTGCCTCAAGAGATACACCTTGGAGGAGGTCATACCAATGACTTATCCACCCGTGACTGCACCAGATGAATATTCTTACGCAGATCACACCCGCCCAATGAAGCCCTTGTACCGAGGGCCACAATCGGCGGCTATATCATATGACCCATTGACCAATGCCACCAAATGGGATGGACCTTTGACGTTGTTAGCCTACGTGAGTCAGTGTTTTACTGGATTTCGCGGCGGCTTGCGTTACAAGTTTATCCCAGATTGTGGTACGTCTAATACACAAATTGCTACTGTTCATGAAAATACTCCCGTGACAGTGTGCAGGACCCCATATTCTGCTGGTGGTGCTTTTCAAGGCACCTACAGTACATTACAGGAACTGTACACTTATCAGGACAATTCGTGGTCTGGTGAAGTGATGTCGAATCAAGTGAATAAGCATGTCATGGAGGTTGAACTTCCATGGTACAGCAGAAGCCGATTCGAACCTGTTTACACAACTCAGACCTATCCAACAGGCAACGATTACCGAATACAATCTGTACGGTATGGTGTTGAGGGTGGAATGAAGCGTCATTTTCGCAAGTATGTTGCTGGTGCAGATGACTTTACCTTGGTTGGATTTCGAGGTGCTCCACAGATGGCTTTGTGGACCACGATTCCAAACTAAAACAGAGACTTTATTAAAATGTTTTGTCTCGCTCTTTATACTACAT